AGTTGGTAGCGCACGTCGTTCGGGACGATGAGGTCGCTGGTTCGAGTCCAGTAATCCCGACCAAAAGCCGTCTAATGAGCCTATACACAGGGGATTTGCCTTGGTCGTGGCCAAAATGGTCGGTACAATTTCGGTATCATTCCTATACAAATTATAAATAATAGGCTATATCTGAAAAAAATTAAGATATGGCTAAAAAAAATTATGCTCCAAATTCGAATGACACAATTCTTAGCAGTGTCATTGGCTGGAAACCTCCAGTTTTGCATCAGAAATCAGAATGTTATATCTCCTTCTTGGCGTTTGATCCAGGAGTCAACCGCATGAGAAAGAAAAAAATTATGCTTGACCATATCAAGGGCAAGCGGAACCAACGTGCCTATGCCGACCAGGTTATTAAGAATCTCACCGAGAAACTTATGGCTGGATGGAATCCTTGGATTGAGGAGCTGCAGCCCCTGGAATATACTAAATGGGATGACGTGCTCGACAGGTATAAGTCCTATCTGGCAAAAATGTGCAACGAGGGTAGTATGCGTGAGGAGACTTATGTCGACTATAGCAGTCGTCTCCGGATCTTGGAAAAATGGAAGCAAGAGAAAAGAATAACTCTCAACTACTCCTACCAATGGGACAGAGGTAATGTTAGCAAGTTCCTGGACTACATTTTCATCGACCGCAATAATACAGTCCTGACCCGCAACAACTATCTTGCCTGGACTAAGAGTTTCTCAGCTTATCTATTAGCTCGAGGGTATATACCCAAGAACCCTACAGAAGGCCTGGAACGTATAAAGAACAGGCAGAAGAAAAGCAGAGATGTCATACCGGATTGCACTATGCAGCTCATCAGAGATTATCTGATGGAGCATAACAGGCACTATCTGCTGGCGTGTGAGATTATCCACTACCTCTTCATCCGCCCTCGAGAGATGTCATATCTCAGAATCTGCGATATTCATGTAAAGACTCAGACAATCACTCTACATGGCGAGAACACAAAGAACGGCAATGATGCCGTGATCACCTTGCCGACTCATGTCATCAAGCTGATGTTGGAACTCAACATCTTCTCACACCCAGGGCAGGACTACCTCTTCTCTGACGGCTTCTGCCCAGGACCAGAGAGAAAGAACGAGAAAATGTTCAGAGACTACTGGACTCGGGTCCTGAGGAAGGAACTGAAGCTCTCACCTCGCTTCAAGTTCTACAGCTTAAAAGACACAGGCATCACCAATATGCTGCGGGCCAATGCCGACGTCTTGTCGGTCAGAGACCAGGCGAGACACTCATCTATACTCATCACAGACATCTATACGCCTAAGGATATACAGAAAGCGAATGAGTATATCAAGAACTATCAGGGTATCCTATAATATAATAAGGTGGAGAACTAACTGCTCCCCACCTTATTATATATATTATGATAGCATATAAAAATATCCCGTGTAAACTGGCTCGATGGCATCGTCCTTGACTTCCATCTCTATCTTCTCGCACACATATTTCTTGTTGCGGATGATGTATATCTTTGATGGATCCGGTATGTCATCTGACTTAAACTTGGCCTCCATGCAGTTTTTATTGTCTAATCTTAGACCATTATCATGTAAGCAGCCCAGAGTAACAACATCATTAGTAGATTTCGTACAAATCGACAGAGAGTAAGGATACTTTTCTTTAAAGTATCCTCCTCCGTTTCCACCAAACCCTCCTTCGGTACTACCACAATATTCTTTATTTATTCGGTAGTCGGTTTTGAATTTTGGCCACCTGGACTTCGCTCTAACCCAACTAAATTTGTTGTCATCTTGTACTTCTCCTGGAATAATGAAGAATATATTCATGCATTCCTGATCATCTTCGGATTTGTCGAGTGTTGACTCATCATCTATGGCATCCTGTACGGATGTGTAGCTATATCCGTCATCATCAACATCGCACTCCTTGGAATCCGCTTCCTTGTCATTAGGTATTGACAGCAGGCAACGCTTCTCGTAGTAATTATCTTCGCCTATGAATGCTGTCTTGAAGTTGATATTTTCTACAACTTGTGCTGCAGGAGATATGTTCAGATCGACATAATCATCCGATGAACTGTCTCTGATTAATGGTGACCAAACGCCTGCCAGCTGCCATGTTTTCGAACCGCCCTCATTCTCTACATATATGTAGTAACTACCATTACACTCAATGATGGTCTGTCTTTTTTGTTTTTCAGACCATGACTGTGTTGTTCCTTGGAACTGATTTTGCTGGTCCCAGGTAGCTGTACTATGGACTATTTCAAAATTCTCGAAGACTTTTTTTGAGATAACTTCATAGTTATCTCTGTTTGCAGAATCACCCAGATTATACTCCAAATTTGCTGTAGATGATGTGGAGAAGGATCCGTCTTCGTCGTAGTCCGTTGTGTATTCGTCCAGAGTCTCAATCGCTACGGAATCTGCGGTTGTCAGCTCTGATTTTTTGATAACAGAACAAGTTTTTTGGATATCATCAAAAACAATTGTGGCATTGAAAAGCTTTCGAAATTCCTCTATAAAAGTATAGCTCGACCAATGAGGAAGTGCCCTTCGCAGCTCACGAGTCTTGTAGGCCGATGCGATATACAGGAGGTTCCATGGCTTGCAGTCGAAATCGTTGCGCTTGAGAGTATATCCCTCGTATTCTACTACCTTACGGAAGATATACAACAGGTTGGGCTGAACAGCTAGGTTAGAGATAAATGGTGCATTGTAGCCAATAAATTGTTTCGTTTTATCTACTCCAACAAAATTGGCAATCATATCATTTGTTTCGTCCCGTACAGGTACGAAGCACCATTTTCCTTCCACTCCCAGGAACTTCGACTTATCTTCATCAAGTCTGTAGATGCCATAGATTTTGAAAAGGTCTTTAAATTTCTGGGAGAAGCCTTTATCAACTGTATAACCAGGCTTGTCAGCTGTGCCAAATGGAATCTCATCGATGTAGTGCTTGGTCATGCGGTCGTTGAACTTGATGCGGGACTTGCCTCCGACTATCTGCAGTTTGATTTCTTTCTCATTCACGGAGAGTATGGTACCGACACCACTCATGATGAGCTGGCTGTTACAGAACAGCTTGCAGTCATCGTATTTTGCGATGTTCTTCCTGACCTCCAAGCGTGAGACATTCTTGAATATGACACGGTTCTCCAGGATATTCATGGGGAAGGTGATGTCATAGGTGTACTCACCATCATCGGTGACATACTGGTTGGCGTATGTCACCTTGATGGATGTAGAAATGGGATAGGCCTTATGGCCATTGATGATGCATGTTATCATATTCCACTACTTATTGTTTAAAATGCGCTGATAATCCTGCAGTCTGCGGTGCAGACCTCTACGTCCAGATATCGGAACTTCAACCTCAATGCCATCGTCAAGAGTCTGTGTCAGACGGCTGACGGCTGCATTGACACCATCGAGGGACTGGCGTACCTCGGTGTTATCATTGTTGACATTGACAACGGGAGCCACCACGGTACTACTTCCCTGACCCAGAGAACGTGTGATATCATCAGCGGTCAGCGAGCCAACTGTATTGGAGCGCTGGGCCCTATCGATGAGGTCAAGAGCTGGACGGATGGAAGAGTTGTTGACGGCATTGTGATTAGCCACGAACTCGCCTTCATGTACGACACCAGCCTCCTTTCGGTAGCGGTTGCCACCGGTGTAACCACCATCGTAGTAACCTGTTGCCTCTGCCTGGTGCTGCTTCTTGATAGCCGCAAGCTGTATCATACCTGCAGCTGTGGCCATACCTGCTGCTATAGGAGCTAATGTCCAACCTATTGTTGGTATAGCTGCAGCAGATGCATAGGCATTGATAGCAGACATTGCTGTAGATGCTATCGCCTGCGCAATTTCTATCTTCATGGCTTTTTTGTTAGCCTTTGACTTTGCAGCGGCAAGTTCCTTGTCTCGCTTCTCCTCCAACTTTTTCTTTTTCTTCGAATTTTTGCCAGCTGCAGCAATCTGCTTCTCGTAGTTCTTGGAGATTTTCGCCTGCTCAAGGTCTGAGCATGCCTGAGCATATGACGATGACGCAGATAGAATACCGTTGATACCATTGTAAACAACAGCTGTCTTTTCAATCAGGTCATTGAGGTAATCAGAGGTGATCTTCCCTTTCGCCTGCATGTATGCAGCATGGTTCTGCTTGTCGTTGCCATACAACTCCTTCAGTTTCTCCATGGTGTTTTGATAGTTCTCAACTTGTGAGGAGAAGTATCCACCCAAAGTTGCATTGCCGGTCGACTGGGACTCACCTGCAGCAGCCCTGGCACTGTTGACCATCTCAGATGACTTATCATTGATTTTTATTTGAGCGCTACCGGCTCCATGGTCATCAGCATCAATCTGCGCTCTTTGGGCCGCGAACTGCTTGGTTATCTCCAACTTCATCTGCTGATATTCCTCCTCCTTGATCAATCCCTGCTTGTAGAGATTGTCAAGGCCATTGAGGTACATGGTCTTCTGCGCCTGCAAGTCTTGCTTACCGAACTGCTGACGGAGTTCACGCAGCTGGTTCTGGTATGACTCCTGCATCTGCAGCTGGTGGTCGAGCTCAGCCTGTTCCATCTCAGCCTTCAGATCCAGCCACTCCTCGCTGCCCTCTCTGTCTTTGTAGAGTGCAAGACGTTTTTTCATGGCTTCGACATCATTCTTATATAGGGCTTCATTGAGAGCGGTATCATTCTGATAGATTTTCGAATTGACATCATAATATTGCGCTTTGATGCTAGCCTCCTTCTGGAGGCGTTCACGCTCAATGGTCTGCTCATTCATCTTCTGAATGGCAGCATCATGCTGCTTGACAACATTGACCTGGTTGTCAAGTAACTGCTTGTACTCATTACTCTCAGCACCATACAACTGCTTCAGCTTGGCAAAACCCTTAATTTGGATGCTCTGTCGGTCATCGAGGAACTGCTGATAGGTTTTCTTGCCTTCTGCATATGCTTTGGCGTTGTCAGCCATCAATTCGTTGATCTCAGCCTTGATGCTATCTGCTGCCTGCTTCTGCTTACGTTTGGCTTCAGCCTGGCGCTTACGTTCATCGGCTGCAGCTGCCTTCTCTGCCTTGACACGAGCCTTGCGCTCTTTTTCTGAAACCTGATGAGTGCCGGTTGTACTCTGCTGCTTAATGATGGTACCATCATTGGCCTTGCCATTGAAGCCATTGTTGCGCCATGTTTCCGGATCATATACTTCGAAGTGCTGGGACTCCAACTCATTAATCTTGGCCACGAGTTTCTGCTGATACTGCCTCTCTCTCTCAATTTCGTGGTTTACAGTCTCCATGAACGCTTCTCTGTTATCAGATGCTAAGTTTAGCATCTTTGTTTTTCTACCTGCAAATGGATTAATACGTCCCCAAACTTTTGTCCAAAAGCCACGCTTGTCGTTGTCTGCTTCGCTAAGCAAGTCTTCATTTTCTGCCTGCTTAGCTATAGACTCTGCCAGTTTTTTCTGCAAGCCATCGATGACGATCTTCTTCTTCATCATGTCGATGTAGGACTGTATCTGCCTTGTAGCCTGTCCTGTACGAACTGCCTCTTCTGTAATGTTGCCCAGATGCTCACGCATCAGCTTGCCGTTGAGTTCCTCCAATGCTGCCTTGCGGTCTGACTCAGCTGTGGTGTTGGACTGGATGGCAGAAACGAGGCGTATGATGGATGCCTCCTCTTCAGCAGTCTGCTTGTTGGCATCGGTCACGGCATCATTGTAGTCACGCTGAGCCTGCTCAGCTGTGCTCGTCTCTTTAGAGAGTGTAACGATTGCGGCTGTCAGACCGGCAACAACAGCAATCACGGCAGTGATCGGGTTGGCCAACAACACTTTGTTCCACAACATCTGCGCTGCAGTGGTCAGTTTTATCTCACGTGTCAACGCCATCTGAACGATTGCCATGGTCTTGAGAGCAGATGTCTTGAGACCCACAAGGACGAGATGCGCCTTCTCGCGCAGAATCATGATGTTGAGCCATGCCATCTGCGCCTTGTCTGCTATCAACTTTGCCTTAGATACTGCAGTATAGGTGACGATGGCAGCTGTCAGCACAATTAATATGCGCCAATAATCTTTGACGAAATCTACGAGTGTGGAGAGTGCCCGAACTCCGAGACTGGCTGCAGATATGCAATATCTTGCAGCAGGGTAGAGCTTTTGGCCTAGCTCTATGGAGAGATCCAGGAACTTCTTGCTCGCCTTGTCAAGTTGAGCCTGTACGTTCTCATTCTGTGTCTCGAACTCATTGAGGACGGATGTGCCTTCGGAATAGGCTTCGTTTGCCAGGTTCTGAGCAGTCTTGATGTCATCTAGTTTATCTGCGAGGACGGTGAGGACTCCAGTAGCTCTGGAACCATCCATTTTCATCTCCTCGAACATCGGTGCGAGGTCTGCGAATCCACCCTTAGCTCGCATGGCTGCCAGGAATTGGAGGAGTGCGCCATTGGCGTCCTCCTTTAACGTCTTTGCGAATTCCTTGACATTGAGACCTGCAATCTGAGCAAACTTAGCCGAGTCCTGGAACATCTTGGCCAGAAGGTTCTGCACTGCGGTTGCAGCCGTCTCGTCCTGCTGCATATTCTGGTCGAGAACTGATGCGAGACCCATAATCTGAGCCTGTGTAAAGCCTGCCTGCTTGCCGACTCCTGCTACTCGCGCGGTGAAGTCAACGAGATAGCCGGCAGAGGCAGAGGAATTCTGTGCCAGTTCATTGACTGCCGAACCTGTCGCCAACATGGCGCCTCGCAGACCTTTGGTCTTGTCTTCGCCAAACATCTGGGCGAGTTTACCGATTTGAGAGACTGCTTTATCTCCGAGGTCATCACCGAGTGCAACATTGATTTTATCTGCTCCATCTACGAACTCCTCAACTGCAGCAGTCGATGTGATGCCTAGTCTGCCGGCATCCTCTGCCAGTTGGTTGAGTTTCTGGCGAGGTGTGCGGGTATCCATCTTTTTGAAATCTTCGTTCATGCGCTCGACTTCTTCGGCTGCCTGCCCAGTGTACTTGCGGACGTTGGTCATTTCATCATCCATTTTGGCATACTCCTCCACACACTTCTTGACTGTGAAGGTGATGCCGGAGATGGCAGCGACTGCACCGAGAGCTAGTCCCTGCATACGGTTGAACCAGTCAGCCGAGCGTTTGATCCAGGACTCCTGGGCAACGCCCTCGGCTCTGACTGCCTGCAGTTCTGCCTTCAGCTGCTTCGCCTTCAGCTCCATCTGTTTGAACTGCTCGGTACCACGCTGCATGCCCTGCATCTGCTGATTGAGCGCCTTAATGGAGTATTCGAGGTCACGGATGGATGAGGTTTTGAGGTTGGCCATGGTGTTGTTGACGAGCTGCATCTGCCGCTTTGTCTCCTTGATGTCCACGTTGGTGCTGTCTATCTCCTTGTCATACTTCTGCATGAGGGTGACCACCTTCTGCTCGCTCTGTCGGATGCGTTCCAGCTCTGCCTCGACCAGTTTCAGCTGCGAAGCTCGAGAGGCGTACATGGTAGATGTCGGGTCGTAGTCAGCCATCTGGCTGCGAAGCTTGGAAGCTGTGAAGTTGAGGTCATTGAGTGAAGCATGTTTCAGGTTTGACACCGTTGCGGTCATGCGTCTCGCTTCCTCATCAGCCTTGCGTGTCGCGCCCTTCAGGGCAAGCATCTGCTCCTTAACCTTGGAGAGTTGAGCGTCCAATTTTGCGAAGTCTGAAGGGTCAGACGCTGCCTTCATCTGCCCCTTCAGATATCTAGCTGCCTTCTCCAGCTGTCCAAGGCTTGCACTTGACAGGTTGTCGAGTGTCTCCTTGACGCTCATGGTTGAGTTCTTGAATTGCTTCATCTCTCGCTCTGCGGCCTTCAGATCTTTCGCGAGAGATGCGCCTAAACGGGAATCGCCCGCCGAGAAGGCATCTTGTTTTGCCTTCTTCAGACGAGCGACTCTGTCCTCTAACTCTTTGAGTCGGTTTTTTGCCTCCTCTGAGTTGAGCTTGATGACTGTTGTATATACCTCTTGTCTTGCCATTATCGGGTGACTTGTATATAGCTGTTATATAATATGTTGGAATGTGGATTGAAGTTGATGACCTTGATGTCATAGCCTCTGGTGCCCCATCGCCACCAGAGGAATCTGTGCTTGTACTGTCTGCAGACGATGGTCTGGAGACTGTCTCTCGCCTTGTATGTTAAGATGGAGTCTGCCGTGTTGAGACGGAGACTAAGCCATCGGTCGCTGTAGGTATAGACTGAATCGCTGCGGTCAGTCTTGACCGTATCAGCAGTACTCAGACTCGTGCGCTGATCTGCCATGACCTGGCCAAGACGAATGTCCAGGTCATGGAGCAGTTGGCGGTCGTAGGCTTGAAGTCTGTACTCCTCTTCCTTCATCTGCAGCACCTGCTGCGTGATGACTGTGACAGAGTCTCGGATGGTGTCTCGCTCGGCTGGAGCATACTGAAGTTTCAGCCCATTGAGCTGTTCTCTCAGTTCCTGCTCCGCTCGCTGCTGTCGATGGTCAAAAATCCAGAAGCAGGCGATGATGACCAATATCACCGATATGGCCATGATGATTGACTTGAGATGTTTCTGCATAATCCTAGTTTTTAAATGTCAGCATACTCAGGAATGGCATCGAAGCATGGACATTCCTTGATGCGCTCCCATGGATCGACTACTCCATTGTGGTTCTTGTCAAGCGAGATGTCACGATGTCCCATGATCTTGGCATCAGGGTAGCGCTGGCGCAACTCCTTCAAGAGTTGGCGAAGTCCAGCCTTCTGCTCTTCTGTTCGGTTGTCGATAGCCTTGCCTGTGCGGGATATTCCACCCATGTATGCAACGTTGACTGAATCTAAATTGTGCCCCTTGACTCCATTGGACGGCAGGTCTTCTGTCATGAGCTGCGTGCGTTTGCCATCTGCGGTAACGACCCAGTGGTAGCCTGGATAATGCCAGCCTTTATCTCGGAACTCCTTGAGCAAGGCATCGACAGACCATGACTGTCGGCTTGCTGTACAATGAACGAAAATTTTCTTAATCTTGCGTGCCATTTTTATTGTTTGTATATTTTTGAATTATGTCTTTTACTCGGGTGTCAAAATTCAGTGTGAAACCAAAGACGGTTGCCGCATAAACTAGACTCTGCCCAAAGAACCACAAGACGTTGGAAGTTACGTCGTGGGACATAAAAAAGCTGATGAACACGAGCACGATGCCGGCAAGCAAAACTATACTGGCAGAGCTGTAGTGTATCCATTCCTTGGTATTTCTCTGCATATCTGTACCTGATTAAATCTGGCACAAAGGTACATATAATATAAGATATATAAAAATACGGCAGGAAGAACTACTGCCCTCCTGCCGTATCTGATAACTATGAGATATCCCGGTCGAGTAACTCTCTTGCCATCTGCTTAGCCTGCTCTCGCCACTCCTGGAATACCTGGTACTCTGTCTCGTGCTCCTTGTTTCCATCACCATGGTTGCACAGGATGGCTTCGACATCGCCTTGGCTGTACCTGGTACGAACCAAGCCATTCACGAATTCCTTATAACTTGCCGACTCTGCCTCAATTTTAGTTGAGCCGTCAATCTCTGTGCCCTCGTAGCTGTATGCTGTCACTGTCTTACTATCGCCATCAGACTCCGACATGGTGGTGTCTGGGTGATAGTTTTCTACTTTCTGCTCACTCAAGAACAGAAGAAAATGCTTGCTGTCATATCTCAAGTATGACATACGGCAAAGATAAAATTTCTTGTGCATCTAGATAAACTTATAAAATTTCTTGCCAAACTTGTTGGTGAGTTCCGCTGCAACGGTGTAGAAGCCCTTTTCCAGCAGTTCCCACTCCTTGCGTGCCTGGTCAACCAGAATATCTGACCCAGTAAAGAGCCACCACGACTCAGGTTGCCAAACCGGCTCCTCAATCTCATCGCCATGTTCATCGAGTTGTCCTGTCTTCCGGACGTGATCGATGAAACGGAAGCGGATGGCGAGGCGGTCCTTAGGCACCTTCTTGGTGACTATGTGCTTGACGCCCTGGTCGTCAACTTCTTCAACCTGCTCCATCTTGAAGTCGACTCTCGACTTATCTAACTTGTAATCCTCTATGAGGATGAGGAACTTGTCATAGTCCTCAATGTTGTGGCACAGGATATCGCCTGGATGCTTCTTCTGTGCCATGCTCATGCCCTCGAAGGGAACCTCTCCCTTGCGAGCCTTCACAATCTGACCATACTTTTTCATACCGATTTTATTTAATAAGTTTTTTGTATCTGCGTGTTTGGCTAGGCCAAGCCTGGATGCTGCCTTGCGCCGGATCTGTTCATCGCTAAGTCCACGTTTGCGCAATCTTGCCACCTGGGCACAGAGTGCCTGCTTGGTGCGCTTGCGCAAAAGGGCATGGTCGGCAAAGATCTTCTGTCCACAGAAGTCTATGCCGTCACATGTACGATGAATATTCCAACTCTTATTGATGCTCAGCTTCCAGTCTCTAGCCAAGTGCATGACTGCAAGCTCCGCCATAAGGCGTAAGAAGACCTTATCTTCATGCATGACGAAGAGGTTGTCCATGAATCTATAATAATGTTTGAGCCCTTCGCGGCAAAAACGGTCGAAGCGCTCATTGAGGGATTTTACCCCCCCACATTTAAAACGATAGCTTGCTGCTCCGAGCGGCATGTGAGGAGCATGTCCGTGACGTAGCGAGCCTGCCAATAACCGTGTTTTTCGGGGTCTTGGAGTATGTCGAAACACCGCATGGCGAGATAGTCAAACCTCGCCAGAAACAGTTGCCCCAAAAGTTGTGTAAGCTTGACGCCCAGTACAATGCCATTGGCATAGCTGTCAACGACCTCGTCGATGAAAGCAAGTAGCTTGCGATCCTTGATATACAACCTGTACTCTCTCTTGAGCAAATTGTGCTCAACATTCTGGAAATAATGGTGTATATCCATGGGCAAGCAATAGAATGTGTCTTGCTGTGGCGAGGTAAAGATGTCCTGCTTGATTATCTTGTAGAAGAAATGCGTGCCTCGCCCCTTGGTACCAGCCGGACTGTTGAAAGGAATCTTGGCTCTCAATTTATCTTCACTGGTGTGCATGGCTGCATGTTGGATGACATGATCACCAACAGGCAACTTATTGACTATGCGATGCTTGGGTTTTTCAACCGGCTTGGCCTCATAGTCTGATGTATGCCAAGTCTGATGGGTATAGGCATTTAGCAGGGCTTGAAGATTTGCCTCAAACTCTGCCTCAAATGCTTGAACAGAGAGACGGGACTTCTTGTGTCGGGAAAAATCAAAAAATGCTTCACGAAAATTTTGCAAAGTCTCCACCTCCTGTGAAATGTTGCCTAACCTCTTCACTTGCTTTTAAAATTTTATGTAAATATTAAAAAAAGGTCGGTGTCTGTATAAATGTCGGTGTCTGTGTCTGTTGTCTGCTTTTATGATGTCCTAACTTTCGACCGGATGACCCATTGTCATCATCTACTTGCTATTCTGCTAAAGTGTATGTTTTGCCATGAGGCAAGGCCTGACACCCGAAATCTCTGCAGCTAAGCAAACTAACCTGCAGTATCTTGTTAAGTTGAGGGCCGCACCGTAGTTCACAGCGGAACCCGAGACAGCAGAGTACACGTTGAGCGTCGACAGACCACAAGGACCACCATAGCCAGCGCTGCCACCGCGCAAACACAAGCGAAAACCGGAAGTTGCTTTTGACGTATTCCAGAAATAACTAGTCGAATAGGTTGACTCTGTTGCACCATTCTGCGTACAGAAGTTCTCCAGATGTTCCATCGACCAGGTCTTGATAAATCCTTCACCACCACCTGGTGACTTGCTCAACGCCTTCATGCCTGTAGCATTACCGATAGTCCATGAGCCGTAAATAGACGGAGCGACAAGGTGGGTCATGGTCATGTCACTATTCACCTGGCAGAACTCATCATCCATCATTCGCCATAGATTGCCGAAGCCGTTCTTGTAACCGAAGAAACATGGTATCTTGGCATTATAGACCGTTGTCCCTGCGTCATTCTTAACTGCATAGGTCGCTTCTCCACATGAATCACCAAGCTCAATGCCTGCACTCATTGGTGCAACTGGTCGATAACCATTGTAGGTTTCCCAGTTCGGCATCTGTGTCAAGCCTGCTCCGAGTCCGCCCTGGAAGAGGCCGTTGGCATCCTTGTTGGCATTGACTGCATCCTGATCATAATGTGTACCGAAAATGACACTGAACAGAATTGCAACAATGGATGTATGTCGCATGGTTGTGCAAAGCCAACCCTTGCCATTCTTACGCGCTGCAGCTCTGAACTGCTCTGTAGTCATAGCGGTAGCAGGTCTGCCCAGCAACGTATTGTTTTTGCCATCATAGGTAGCATTGTTGTCTCCACCACGATAGTTAGCAGCATCGTTGATGTAACTGACCAGGCGTCCGGTACTACGCTCAATAGTAGCGAAGCCTGCTGCTGAAATACTGCCGATTGGTATCTCAAGATTGTATTCACCTGGTATTGGCTTGATGCCAATCTGCTCATAGTGCAATCCGCCAATATCCTTGATGACAACGTAGAATTTACGTCCCCAGCCCCACTGATAGTGACCCTCTGTACCATCCAGTCTTGCCGGTTCACCATTAGCATATCTGTGGTGATCCTTGCTGTCGAGCTTCCTACGGCTGTGGTCATTCTTGACCAAGTATGCGCCAAGTCCGAGGATGTATGGCAATTCCTTCAGCAATTCAAGTGAGCCAATGTATGATGCCGCCTTAGGCGTTGCGTTATTTGTGTCCCACACTCTTCCGCACCAGGCATGCTGACCTACAGCAAGGTCAGCCTTAAGCGCATCCATGCCAATTCTAGTGACATTGCCATTTTGGTCTGCCAGCAGCACGCTCTGGTTGCTGTTGGCGGTTGTGACTTTCGTCACGGAGTTGAATTTTTTACCTTCCATAATTATTATAATATTTTTTTTAGCAAACTATTCCAATCACTATGATACACGTGCCCTAATCCGTCACTATAATCAATCCAATCCTTGCTCAAAAACAGATGACTTTCATTATCAGTCCCCTCATCAGAGTATATTCTTAAACCAAATTCTGGATCTATATTCACCCGTTTCCTTCCACCAAATCCAAATAAATCCATTGTCGCAATTCGACTCAGCGTATCACCATCTGACTCAAATTTAACCTTGAAAAGGTCTGTCATCTCTGCATCTGAGCCTGGCAAATTCCAGTCATCATCATTAACTGAAGTTGGTCCACGCATGACAAGGTAACCCTTATCAGCATTCATTTCGATTTCATTCCAGGTCTTCTCATTTCTAGATTTGAAATTTCCTGTTGCCGTAATGTTTTCGAAATTGCCTCCCTTGCAATCGAGATTGCCGTCCTTAGCTCTGAAGACAACATTTCCGTCCTTATCTTTCATTTCGATGGTACGGACACCCAGGTTTTCCACCATCTGGTATTGGGTGAGGATGATGTGGGCTATGAGGAGTTCGATGGACTGACCCAGTCTCCAATAATGGTTGTTCAGATCAGCTGGAGACCCCGGATAATTATCTGCTGTCTTGACGTGCGTCTTGATGCAGGAATAGGTATCGCCATTATATAAGACCGCATCCTTCCACTCTTCACCTTCTCCACCCGCTTCGAATGTGTATCCATTACTGCAGGTATTCCACAGCTGCGGACCTCGAAGTACGCTGCCTGTGCTGCCCTTGTCTCCCTTGTTGCCGGTCACGCATACGGCATCAGTAGCAGTACTGCTGCCATCTGTATAAGTAATGACTGAACGAGTCCAGACGAATTTGCCTTCAACATAAGCAGGAGCCTTGTTGCTGACCCAGTTGCCGCCTGTAAGTATCGACGATGACACAGACTGGTAATACTGCTCTACGATGCTGGCTACGCCCTTGCCGGATGGCAAGCAGACAGGATTGCTGATCTTCTCCTGACCATTGGTATAATATATATGAGTTCTGGTCCAGATGAAGTGACCATTTTGCCACTTCGGCGCTGTAGTCTGCCAGCCTGTGGTTGGCGCCACGGTACTGCTCGTGGAGTCAGCATACTCGACATCGGTGTCGGAGATGCCAACACCGATGCGAAGAAACCTGATAAGTCTTGTTATAACTGCCATAAGCTACTTGACTGACTGAATAGTTAATGCAACGTTGCTGTAACCTGCGTGTATGCAGTCTGCTCTCGTCACAGCGAACGAACTCAACTGAACAGTTGGCTTGCGTGACGCCTCAGTATTGAGGACAACACCAGACCCTGACTTCAGAGTGAAATAGAACTTCGTATCTACCGTCTCCGACTTGCCTCTGACAATCAACCTCGGTGTATAGGTCACAGTACCATTGCCTGCCTCGTCCTCGCTGATAGACTCATCAGCGGGTGTCGGGTTCGGCTCGATGTCATACGGATCCGACGCGTCGATGACTGTCTGGAAATCAAATCCAAGCAGATTATCCTTGCCCATGGCCTTGTCATTGTAGACCTCTACCATATACTCGCGAGTACAATCGACCTCGGAAGCCTTGACAGTAATTGTCTTACCATTTGCTCCTGCAATCTGCTCCCAACCCGTGATGCTGTTGGTGGCTCTGTACCACTTATAATATAGCCCTGATGTCAGGGTCTCGTTGGCCAGCGTGGTTCTGGCTTCGAGCTGGCAGCTATCATCCTTGTTTTTGAGCACGAAGTTGTGTGTATCGCTTGCAGGAGCCTTGATCGAAACTCGATAGGCTACGCCTGTGTATGGACCGACCGGTATCTTGTATACAGCCTGTACCTCATCGGTAATCTCCTGCTGGTTGGATCTCTCGGAAACCTTGCCGACCATCTTGATATTGATGGCTGTGTAATTTGATGCCTTGACCAGGTTGTTGCATATCTTCAGTCCCCAGTAGAACTGCGAAGCACTTGGTCTGATAATCTCGAAGAGACCTTCGAAGAGACCGGTCGATTTGCCGGAGCTGTTGAACGGAATCTCCGTCTCGTTGAAGAAGTACTTCATGGAGACAGGTGTCGTGACTCCGTCTGCGGCACGTGATGAGAGTACAACAAAGTAGAGCTTTGGCTGCGACTTCGAAAAGTCGGGATAGACGATAACGACATCGCCGTTCTTCTGGTACTCCTGGTAGAGATCTCCATCCGGAGACTGGATAGACGGCGTGAAAGTGCCCATCTTCTGCAGGAACGTGATGTTGACCGATTTGCTTGCACTACTCATTCTTTGCCTCCTCTCTCATAACGAATCTGCTGTCTGTAGCTATAGGCAGCTTGTTGCACACTTCTCCCTCCTGCTCCTTGCGGGCTGTTTTGCCGTCCATGGCGATAGCGCCAATTTTGGACAGCGTTTCCTCGAACACGATAGGTTTACCGAACGGAAGGATGTCCTGACACCAGAGCAGGAAGTTACCATCCTGCAGTTGTGTTCTGTCTTCGGTCAGCTGAAGGAACTCTGCGACCTTGCGGTTTGCCTTTATGTATCTTTCCATATTTAAAAAAAATAATTATTAGTGAAAAATAAACGGATTGCCGTCTGCGTCCACGAAGACCTTGCCATCGGCATCCATTGCCAGAGCTAAAGGATCGAGGTCTTTGACTTCCAACGCGAGGATTGCTCCTCTGTTTGGATCCAGAAGTTCTGTAGGAACACTCGGAAACATGCCATGTCCGACAAGGACAGCATTCTCGAAGTGTACCGAATTATTCGGTGCCATCCACCAGAGTACCTGCAGCTCTCTCGTAGGGTTTGCTATTTCCCCTACATTGTCAAAAATAGTTGCCCTTGGGTTTACCTCCTTCGTGTTAGGCAGCACCTCATCGACCGTATCAAGCATGTCGTAATCGTAGAACGGAATTCTCCGGACGATGTTGACTATCTTGAATGGTGCGGCATCAGACAGTTCTACGCTTTCCGGATTGCCTGCTGCAGAGTATCTTGCTCTACACCTGATGCAGATGCGCTTACCCATCAGAGAGCGGTCTAGCGTGACGGATGCACCATCAGCAGATACCTTGATATCTAAATCATCTGCAGTAATGGCAGAGAACTGCCCTCTATCACGGAGAATTTCCCAGACGAACAGTCTCTTCTCCTTAGCGCACTCTTCAGCCCCCAGGCGCAGGGAAGCGCTGATGACCTGCGCCTGGGTATCACGGAGTGGGTTGTAGTAGCGGTCACCGCTTGACAGCAGGAGCGTCGGCTTGTAGATGGTCGCATTCTTGCAGTTGATGGAGTAGTCCATCGTAATATTGCGTACCTCGTTTGTTCGGGTGTCCAGGAACTTCGCCTTGAAACGGAGCAGTATCGGCTTCTGTGGTGCTGCGTTGATGTACCAGAGCAGCTTGCCAGCATCATTGCCTGACGATGTGATGACATGCTTTTGTGGTGTCGTTACCAGCGCATTGCCCTCCACACCATTCTCTACTCTGTACCAGGCGATGTCTGTCAGCTCGCTGTTGACACGACCGCTCTTGAGTATGCCATCGCGGTCAATGATGCTGATGACCGGCTGCAAGGCGCATGGTGTCAGCCTGTAATCAGGAGAATACTCATCCTGATCAGCATCATAGGTCTGTTCGAGCGGAACGCTGCCTGATACGGACTTGGAGTAATGTACCTGCAGAGGCGTGTACTTGATGTCTAATCTTTTGTATTTCATTGTTTATATGTTATTAAACACATTCCAGTGTGATGGAATCTTGGGCGACCTCATCGCCCAGACCATCACGAAGTGTAACAGTTGCCGTGAACCTGATCTTAGCCGGAACTCCCTCACTATCGACGGAGAGGTCAGACTGTGTCAGGACGATAGCCTTGCCTGCCTTGGATCCGACTTCGAGTGCCCAAATGTTGTCGCTGGTTACTCTCTGCTCACCGGCCTTGTTCTCGGTGTATCTGGTCCAGGCTACGTCGCTGTCAAGGATATCTGAGGTAATATCCTGGCCGTAGAGCGTAGCAACGACAGTCAGCGGAGCACGGAAGTTGTCGAAGTCATAAATCGTCTCGTCTTCGAGAAAGTCAATGGTGAAGGCAGGATTGCCCTCTATCATTGCCCATTCGGTATTGTTCCATCTTGGTGCGGTATGAGTACCAGTCTTCTGGCATCGCCACTTGCATCCGGTATACCAGACGTCGGAGGTCTCGTATTTACCGGTTTCCGGATTGAGAGCTGAGCAGAAATATTCTGCCGCCTCTGACCATGGTCCCCGGTCTACATAATCGACAATCGGCTTGCCATGATAGTCAATCTGTATGATATCCTGGGTGATGATGCCGGCTGCATAGAGATAATCCCTGCCCTTGACGATAGGAAGGTCGAGCGACTTGACGAACTCAGGCATGTCGCCGAAGACCATGCCGTAGTTGTAATCATCCAGTATCGGCTTCGTGACGCCCGTCAGCTTGACGATGCGCCCCTCGGAACTGGAGATATAGAAGCAGCTCTGAAGCGACTCATCGGTCTGGTTGCCGTAACGTGCAATGTTCATCAGCTCGCACGGCGGGAAGTTCTTGCCTGCCGGAACATCGGCATCAGGATAGAGGGTGACCTCGATGTAATTTTTAACCGCGTTGACGCTGTTGACTCGCATCCATGAGGTGTAGTAATCAGCCGAGGTGCCAGAATTGGCTGCCGAGGCGATGTTGTTGACCACGCCCTTGATGACGTTGCCCACATGCTGCGCCGTGAAGTATCCACTATACTTTGAGCGAAGGTGCAGGCCATAGCAGTTATCACCCAGGCTGTCAACGCTCTCGATGGTGTCGCTCTCCGTGAAGAAGGTGTCACCCTCCTGCGCTGACAGGCGGTTGACAATCAGCTCCATGACCCGCATGTATGTGCGGACGGTGATGCTCTCAACCTCGGCATTGCCTCTGTCATCAACCTGCCCTCCCTTGCCGTTGTATAGTCCGGACACGAAGTCACCGAACTGTGCACCCGCCTTGAGCTGCGCCATCTGCTCGGAGATGAGTCCACGCAGGAAGGTAATCATGCCCTCGGCTGCATCGTCATGCTTGCGGCTGAGGAAGGCATCGGAGGTTTCGTCAGCACAGAAGTGCAGCAGCGAGAGGAAAGCGTTGCCGATGCGGTTTGCCGTGTTAGCCTGCAGGCGCCGCTCGTCTCTGATGCCCTCGAAGAGGGACTGAAGTGCACTCTTGTCTAATTTGTATGCCATTTGCTATTTTTGTTGCAAAGATAATATCTCGATGGAATCGGTAAAAATACGCTCTCTAGAGGTTGCGTGCTGCTCCTATGCCCCTGAAAATTTCGGTTAGGGCTGATGCCATCAGACCATTGTACCGGTCGCCGTAGAAGGTTGCCTCATGCTCGTTGAGCTTCATGACAGATGAGTAGTACTTCTGAGAGAACCAGTCACGCCTGCCTTTTGGTTCGCCACCGGCGACACGACCGCCCCAGGCTGGACCCACCTTCTTCGGTTTATCGAGATTGTTGTCTCGGCGGTATTCATCGCCCAGGAAGTTAAGGTCGCCGTTGTTGATGCGGTGGACTTTCTCGCCTCCCTGTGCCTCGGTCCACTTGTACCATTCATGTGCCGGACCTACACCTGCAGCTACATAGATACCGTACTGCAGGAAGTTGTGCTCAATTGTGGTCACAGAGCCCTGCTCCAGGTGCGCCTTGATGGAAGCGTAGAGGCGGCCGGTATCGATGGTACGCAACCGCTCCATGCGCTCTCTCCAATAGTCGCCCATGGCGTTAGTCCAGCCTCGCTCATATCTGAGGAGGTCGTCTACTGCTGCGTCTGCCATAGGCTCTCGTCATACTGTATGTCGATAGGTTCGTCAGATGTGACCATGAAATAGAGTCCTGTGACGCCATTCATGGACCATCTGCCCAGTTCGCTCGAATAGACCTGCGTGAGGTCCAGGAACTCCATCTGCCCGTCGTATGCCTCACGGCTCTTGTCGTATAGCATGCGACTGAGGAACTGTCGGAAGATATATCTGCAGATATTCATTTTCGCCTCTCGGTCTGCCATGTCATCGCGCCGGTACCCTGCCAGGATCCAGACGGTATAGACGTTGCGGTCGAAGAAACCCTCTCCGATGGAATGGGTGTTGCTGTCAACGGTGTCTGACACCATGATGAAGTTGGATGCTTTACGGAACTGCTGCATGACTCCCTGGATGGAATCAGGCCCGGAGCACTCTGTTGCGACAAAATTATAATCCCTGCAGGTTCTGCACTCGGCAGCCAGCTGCTTGAAATAGGCGATGGAATCGAAGATTTTCTCTGTCATGTGCTGTAAATTTAACTATTTTGCCTGTTGCGTTTCTTGAACTCCTCTGCCTCCCGAGCCTTGTTGTCCAGCTCTGTGAGGGCAGCCCAGCAGTCTGTATTGTAGACTGCCTGCAGTTTGGTCACGTCACCATCGGTAAGTGCCCTGATCTGCGCCTGCATTGCTGGCAGGATGTCCTCACGCCGCAGTTCGCCGCCCTCTCTGGCTGGTCTGAAGAAGTGAGGGAAGTTGGCGGCAAAATACTCCTTGACACTCGAGAACCACATGAAGACTCCGAGGAGTTCGTAAGGTTCAAATTTAGCGGTTTCACTGGCAGAACCGCCTGCTGTTCTGTACATGAGTTGCGCCATCTTCAGCAGGAATCTGTCCTCCTGCTTGAGCATGAAAAGCTGGTAGTTCTTCTCGATATTGAGGTAATCGTAGAAGCTGATTTCGTGAAGCAGGCTGTTTACTGCCTTCAGCTGAACGTCACTTGCGACCTGTAGAGGCCGAAAGTCCGTAAAGGAGTCGATGAAATCGAAGTTTTTGAGCAGAGAGAGGATTTCAGCAGCGCTGATGTATAGGACTCTCTTGCGCACTTTTCCAGTCTTAGCATCGCCATTTTCACCGCTTTCATCGCATTTAACGCTGCATTTCCACCCGGTTCTGGTGTACTTATGTACGGTAAGTCCGCAGAACCTTGCGAGAAGGTAGCATTTGATAACGGTATGATCCTGGAACGTCGACATGATGCTAAGGACATAGCGCAACTGATCCTCTGAAAGTTCCGCCCACGTTGACGGCGCCTTGAAATTGAACTCTTGTGTACCATCTTTATGAGTTAAAAACGAAGGCAGGTTTTGATTTTTCATTCTGAAATTCTTTGAAATGATTAGCCTTATATGCCGATGAATTCGCATATAACGGGAATTTATCGAGATTTGCATCAAAGTATCTGAGCAGTCTCGCACGCTCGTTGGAATAGGCTGTCAGCAAACCCTCAGCCAGGAAGATCATGCATCTGCGCACCTTGAAGATGATTTCTACAGCGGTGTCATCCTTGTCCTTGGCTCCCCGCTCCATCTCTAGCAGATCATCCATCTGCTCGTCAGATATGACCCTGCGCATCACCCCATCAGCTTCGTAGAGTGCTGACCGTTTATCCTTCCACTGCTTGGATGATAGCTCCTGCTTCACCTGGAAGGCATACTGCTCGATGCTGAAGACCAGAAGCGGTATGCTCATTTTAGCCTGCAGGCTGCTTCCCCACCCTTCTGTTGCAGACAACAAGGTAATCATTTCGCCCTCTGCCTTCAAGCAAGCGACCATACACTGCTCTATCAGCGCCTCTACTCTCGCAGATGATGCAGGAGAGACCTCGTTGTTGGCAACTACTCCGAAGCCTGTCGGAGTGAGTACCAGGTCGAGATGGCGAACGTTGCCGAGGAATGCAGTCAGGCATACTGCCTTGACAACTGCAGCCGATAGCCGTTCATTTGTCTCCAGCGCTTCCTCACCAACGTAGCCGAGGAAGCGCTTCTGAATATTGTTGTATGCCTCATAGAAATGAGGTCTCACAGACTCGAACACCTCAGAGTGCGAGCTTGTCGCTACGAGGATGCTCTGCTCGAAGTCATCCTTGCTGATTTGAATCTTCATTTTTGCCATTATTGTTTGAAACTATTGATGTCTGTTGGTCCTTATTTTTGTCTAGTGTCGTGAGTTCTATCATCGGCACGTCTACGGTCACTCCTCGGTCGGCATAGCCATTGTAGTGGGAGATGACGTGGTAAGGCTTGCACATGATGTCGTGGCAAGCCTTCTCGAGCGACTGCTTGAGTATGAAGAGCTCTCGCTTGTCTGAGCCGGAATTGTTCATCTGGCTCTTGCCTGGTGTGGCTCCGATGAGGTTTGGATGCACGCCCAGCGAGAAGCAGAGGGCGTTGGATGCCTCGCTCATGTCGTCTGCCCAGTCGCCACCCTCCTTCTTGCTGCCCTCGGAGAGGTTGATGATGCGCACCATGCGCTGCTCCTTGCCGTTTGGGTCGAAGTAGTAGCCCGTGATGAGCGCCTTGCCGGCATTCTCCGGTCCGCACACGAAGTTGATGATGTTGTCCTTCTCCTGCAGGATGCGCTCCTTGCGCTTATCCGGGTCGATGATGTCTTCGTTGTTGCAGAGCTCTTCCCAGTAGTCGCAGTGCACCTCTATCTGGATGCGAGGAGCGGACGTGTTCTTGATCATGTAGCGCTTGCCGATGCCGATGAGACGGTAGATGTCGTACCATGCATCGTCGAAGATGCTGGCATAGTATGGTATCGGATAGTACTGCAGTCCGGGTGTCGGGATGCGGGATATGATGGCAAACTTGCAGTCCTTGCCCATCTCAGGAGCCTTGCCCCTGATGCCGGTATATGGATCTGGAGCCTTGCCCATGCGCGCCATGAGGTCGCCCAGCGGGTCGTAGAGGTCGAGCAGCGGGATGACTTCGGTGTGGACCGGCGACATGACGTTGCGGAAGTCGCCGAAGAAGACATGCTCAATGCGCCCCTTGTCATTGGGAACCTCCAGGCGGCAGTAGGAAACGTCCTTGTGTCGGATGTTGACTATTTTGGAGTGGTCACGGCTCAGGATGATGACCTCTACCGACCAGAAGAAAAACTTCATGTCGGTGGCTTGCTGCATGAAGACCTCGTGGATGGAGTTCTTCAGGCAGAAGTCGCGTATCTCTGCGTCGGTGGTGTCCTGCTTGGTCTCCCTGTCCATGAAGCGCACACCCTGCCCGTAGCAGCACTGCACGTTGAAAGCCATGGCACGCTGCGCCACCATGTTGCGGCGCAGCAACTGCTGCAGGATGTATGGCATGTCGTTGTCATCGCCATAGTTGACATACTCGAAGAGCTTGCCGTCTGAAGTCTCCAGGATGCCTGTTGTGGCGTCGCCCACCTCTCCGGAACCCAGGAAACTGGTATCCCGCCCATACTGCTGCTCGATGGTGGTGGAGTCTGTAACCCTGCTCACACCCTCTGCCACGAGGGCGTAGCGGCTGTAGGAACCGCTGGCTCCCACTTGCTGAAGCTGATATTTTTTCTGTTTCATGTCATAAATATACTGGTAAGCCCAGGAACTGGTGAATGTAGATGTCCGGAACGGTGCGAACCTCGGCATTTGCCGGGTTGACGAGACGATGGAAACCGCCACGCCAACTGCTGCCCCTGACCAGCCATCCTGTATAATCGACGGTCTCGCCGTCTGATGTCCACGCCTTCAGGTTAATGGTTGAGCGGTCTCGCTCTGCCTTGGCCAGTAGGCGCAGCACCTCCGTAAGGTGGTAAGCCGTGCGTCTCATCAGTTGAAGGTGTTGTCAAAGGTGTTGTCGAAGATACGGCCGGCACGCTGCAGGTCAAGCACGTTGTGCTGGCGCTGGGCGTAAGTGTAGCTGAAGGTGAAGCGTGGCACGCTGTCGCGCAGGTTGTCGCGCTTGGACTTGGAGTCTGAGAGGGTGACACGCTTGCCCACCTTGGCAACCCCGCCAATGAAGTTGACAAGATAGACCTCGTCTGAGCGGAAGAGATCATCTGCCCAGTTGGCCATGTCCGTGCCCAGATAGCCCGTATCGGCGTTGAAGGTGCGCTGCTCTGTGATGCGGTAGTTTACCCTGATGCCGCTCATGTAGGCTGCATCGCGGGTGTACTGCGGGTCAACCTCGTGCTTGCCTGTGCAGTAGATGAGTTCCTGGCAGCCGAAGCTGTTGGTGAAGAGCAGAGTAGGCGCCACATCACGCTCCTCGCTGTCTATGATGAAGGTCATGGAGCGTGAGCCTGCCTCTACCACGTAGTAGAGAAGATCGGTGTCCTCGGTCTCGAATCGCGACGGAGAGACGTCGATGGTGGTGTAGAGGTCGTTGCCGCCGGTGGCTGGTGCGGTAAATAGTTTTGTGGTTTTGTCGGAATAGTGTGCGGTGACTTGTGCCGCTTCCTTGCCCATGTAGTGGAGATACTCAAGTCGCCCCATGTAGGTGGTCTTGTGTCCATCGAGCAGGGTGAGGAAGTGGGTGGTGAGGAATGTAGAGCAGTCCACGCCCACGATGTCTACGGTAGAATAGTAGACCTGCAGGTTGGCTGTCTGCGTATCGGTGACTGTTTCCGAGTCGGTGTCTCCGGAGTCCGGAACCTGTTGCTCGGCGATGGTGATGGTGGCTGTGACTGCCAGCCTCCGGCGTGCATAGGGACGGAAGATGTCGGCAAGGTCGCTCACTCTGACCTCTCCATCGGCAGGATAGAGATACTCATCGTAGATGGTATCATCACCTATCTTGATGGTGACGAGCAGGCGGGTCTTGGCCGTAAGAATGTCGATGTCGGGGATGTTCTCAAGGAAGAAACTGCCCGACGGAAGTGATGTGATGGTCATATATTATCTTTTTTGATGCAAAGATAATATGGAGATGGTAAAAATAAAAATACGGCTGACTACCCTCACGGGCGGCTAGCCGTATCAAAGCTTTTCAAAACTTTGTAAAATTTTTCGTGCTGCAAAGGTACGAAAAATTATGCATAACACATGGTAGTATAATAAAATATATGAGTTTTTAACTTAAACCAGGCTGTCTGGCCTGACAACTCTCTCCCAAATAACCCATGCCACGGTTCCGTCTGGCTGCGTGGCTAAATAGTAGCCATGCTCCTGCAGATACTGGTTGATGGTTTCTATACTGACACCGCCCATGTCATCAAGTTCCGTGGCGATGTCCTGGGTGGTCTTGAAGCTCTTCTTGTAATCAAGACCGGTTTCTTCATCCTTCACAGGGAGGCAGCTGCGGAAGTGGAAGTAAGCGTCGAGCAGGTCCTGCTCAAACTGCTCGCTGTTGAATTTTTCTGTATTTCTTGGCATAATCTTCATTTTTTAAAGGGTTAAACTTAAATACCGTCATCTGGGTGCTGTCGGTACAATGCCGACTCATAGAGGTCAACCCAGTAGCTCAGACGGGAAGCCCAAAGGTCGTATTTGGTCTGAAGCCTGGAAATACGTGCCTCCTCTCGCTCCAGTTCTCTGAGGTATCTGCCGACAATGCGGTGGGAGACTGGATTAACACAGTATCTCGACTGAATCTTGGCGTACTCCACTAGCTTGTACAGCTCAACACGTATTTTATCAAGCTCCCACCAACGTTCATTGAGCGCATCGCGGATGCGACGACGTCTAAAATATAGCAAGAGAACGTCTCTCTTGACTTTCTTCTTATTCTTTTTCATACCTAATCGTTGTTTATGGTTTTCCACATGGCTAGAGTCATCTTGTATGGCTCAACCTCTTTAGCTCCATACCTAAGAGCATAATAGCGATGATCATACCATCGGATAATAGTCTGCTTGTGTGGCGCATCATCGATGAAAACAACTGATGCGACAACTTTGTTGTCTCTCTGAAATTTGAGTTCCACTTTATGGGCGTTCATCTGCCTGCCTTCAATAGCGAAGAACTTGCACCTGATGATATCCTTGGCGGTCAGCTTTGCTGTGCGTCTTCTGCAGTTTCTACTTTTCTTCATCACTCACTCCTCCTTTCTTGTCTTTGGTCCAGCCTGGGTGCAGGAGTTCCGCTTCTGCTCCCGAAAGTACCCCCCCGCTTCTCGGTATCTCTCAAAGATTTTGTGGCGATCGCTCTGGATGGTATTGTTGTTGAGTGTCCAAAGATTAGTCTCCTCGACCTTCGCCTTGTCTCTGCGAAATCCTGCCTCATTGCGAAGCTTTCTACAATTACGGAGTTCTTCCTGATATTCATTTTTGGCCTTCTCGAAAGCATTACGGGCACAGCGGTAGCTTTCCCCTGCTTCATCCTCCATGCGTTCAATACTGTCCAACGAGCTCTCGTAATCTCGGCTTATAACTTGCAACTCTGCCTGATGGCGCTTGCGCTCGTCAGCAGCTCTCACGATGTTCTCCTCCAGCTGAGCATGAAACAGCTCTGTAGTCATTCTGCTCACCATCACGCTACCTCCCCTCCGAAAATGAAACCACCAATCATGACCATCGCCATCACAGCTGCGAAACCAACCATGGTGAGCACAACCTCTCCATAGGTCACGGTCTCCCCGCAAAGGCAGGAGAAGGTCTCGCTCTTGGTCTTGGCGAGCTTCTTGATTTCACACTTGAGGGTATTGATACCCTCCTCAACGCTGATGCCTGCAGGTCTCACCTGCGCATCACTTAATAAAATAGAATTCTGCATATTGCATCATCTTGTTAGCATTAACAGCCGATTGTACAAAAGGGTGGCGGCTGCATTCCCCGTTGCTAACAAGATGATGGCTTATCCGAGAGGACAAATCAAATCTTACGGTTCATGCAGCCGCCATGTATCGGGCATATCTATTTTCCCAGTTGGGAAAAATTATTTTCCCAGTTAGAAAAAAAGATTTTCCTAGGCATAAAAAAAGCCTGCGGCTAGAAGCCATAGGCGAAACGGTCGCCCTACCGGATAGACTACTATCATCTTGTTAGCGTTGGCAAAGGTAAGAAGAATATTTGGAACCGCCAAAAAAAAAGGCAAGAATTTTTCAACTCTTGCCTTTTTTCTTTCTTTTTTATGTTATAAAACACATTATTCAGGTTTAGCGACCAAACCTTCTCTGATTTCTGAGTCTTTGCTAATTCTTTTGACCATAATATAATGCACAACGTTTTGAACAGCTGTGGTCATCTCTAACTTCCATCCACGCTTAGCCATATAATTTACAGCATCCATAGCAGTATTGAATTTCATAGGCTTTCCATTCTCATCCCATATAGCTTCAAAGGAGTGTCCAGAAGATACTTCACCAAGGTCTAGTTGGATTTTAATTTTTCCAATGCCCCAAGCATTATAAGCCATCATTGTACAATAGACAGGATACTTTCCATCCTCTGTTTGTACAACACTTTGCGCTTTAGCGCCCATAGTTATCAAGACGATAACCAACATTAAAATTATTTTTTTCATACCATGATATTTTAAAACTTCTTGCAAGGTAAGGAGAAAAAATGGAATGACCAAGGAAAAAGGGAAGAAATTTTAAAGAAAATGACTTTTTTATGTTTTAGAGCATAAAAACGAGGGGTTGAGGAATGAAAAGGAATCAAACGGAATCAAACGGAATGATTTTGCGGAATCATTCGGAATCATATCCAGGAATGACCGGAAAAGACTGCAAAAACGACCGGAAACGACCGAAAACGACCGCAGGATCTCCCTTCGGTTCTGCCACTTCGAGGAATGGATTCCTCGGAAATTCCCCGATTTTCCGTGCATTTTCCTCGAAAATTCCCCGATTTTCCCCGATTTTCTCTGATTTTCTCCGATTTTCTCTGATTTTCTCCGATTTTCTCTGAAATTCTCCGATAATTTTCCTAACTTTGCGGTGTTTTACGTAATATATTAAGGTATGAAAAAGTCAAGAACCGATATTGACAGTATAGAGAGCCGTATCAAGGCTCTCTATATCATAGTCATTTGTCAATCACTAGCGATAATATCACTTGCCATGCCCTCTCTAAGAGAGGCTCTGTGTAAGCTGCTAACACGGATAATAGGGCTAGAATGACTCCAATCACAGTCATCTTCCTATTCCATATCCTTTCACTCTCCTGCTTGCGCTCTTGAGGATTTTCACTGGTTTCCTTTAGTCTACCCTCCAGATAGCCTTCTGCGCTCTCCAGCATCATTCTGTCGTAATTCTGCATATACTTCACACCCTTGTCCTGTATATGCCACATGCCCTCAGACTCCTCGATGTAGCCCTCGTTGGCCAATGGTGGAAGGAGGAACCTCAAGTCAACATCATCAAGCTGGTTGTCAACCAACGAGCCCCAGAGCTGCGCACGTGACTTGTCACCCTTGATGAGCTCACGGAGAATCAGGCGAGCCTGCCTGCAGGTCTCATTATCTTGTAATAATATCATTTATCAATATCAAATATATGTGAATAATAAGAAGTCCCCGGCACGGCTCTGTGTCGGGGACGTTTTTGGTATTTCTGCGCCACAAGGCTATGGCGACTTTTGTCTTATGGGGAATGATAAGCCCCAGCCTCATTTTTATATTCTGTCTGCAGCTGCACGTATGCGGTTTGAAACCTCGCAGAGTGCGCCACGGAGCATGATTTTTTCTTCTTCGGTGAAGCCTCCCACTCCACCATTGCCATCAATGCCATCGAGCTTGTGATAAAGCCATGATGCCGACTTGCCGAAATATGTATGTGCTATCTCGCGCCACGACACAATCATCTGAATATCCTGGATGCGCTGTTTAACTTCGCTATCCTTGGTCTGCTTAACTGTTGCTACTGCTACTTCCATAATTTTATATTTTTTTTAATGCCCTCCCCGAAGGGAGGGCCTGTTGTTAATACTTTGTGTAATACTCAGGCGGCTCAATCATCTCATCGAAAAGTTGTTGAGCATACCATAATAACTGCGGGTTGCCCCTAGGAAAAGATTTTTTGTAATTTCTGATAGCTGCTATCAGCTCTTCCTCTTTGTCGCTTACTAAAATTTTCTTCATATCATTATTTCTTTAAGACAATGCAAAGATACTACAAATTTTCGTATTATCCAAATATTTACTACGAAAAAACGTATTATTAAGTAAGATTTAACATTTTAGCCTTGAAAACTTGCCTATATGTGAATAATAAGAAGTCCCCGGCACGGCTCTGTGTCGGGGACGATGTGTTAAATAAAGATAGCCTAAATAGCAAGGCTAAGCGAGCCGAATTTCTGAGCCATATCCTGCAAGGCACCTCTGAGAGTAACAAGTTCATCAGGAGTAAACTGCGATGCCTTTCCGTTGACTATGTTTCCGTTCATCTTATGTGCCAGCCAAGAGCGAGATTTGCCAAAGTAAGCCTTTGCGATGTAAGCCATGGAAACCATATCTGTAATCTCACCAAACTTCTCTGCCATGGTCAGTTCCTTGACCTTCTGCTCTGTGGTCTTAGCCATGTAGCCAACTGCCACGACAAAAGCCTTAGGGTCTGACTCCTTGAGTGCATCCATCTGACGGCGAACCTCCGCCTTATCCTCTGCGGTCTTGGCAGCTCTGTTTTGTGCAGCCAAAGCCTTCACCTTATCAATCATCTCTGTATATTCCATAATCTTATTTTTTTAAGTTTAAAGGAATGAGTGCCCCCGAAGGGGCTTTCTCATTTCTTTTTGTTTTTAATTTTGTTTTGCAACTCTGCGATTTCTTTTTCTGCTACCCTCTTGAAGGTATCGGGGAACTCTTGCCAATACTCTAGGTAGAAAAGCAAATCGTCTTCATTTTCCTTGAGTTCCTTAGATTTTCGTCTTGCCATATACTATCTTTATTAACACGATGCAAAGATACTAAACTTTTGTTGAATAACCAAATATTTTCGTGATTATTTTCAACATTTGTGTATTATTTAACATTTCACCCCCATCAGACACGGTTTTTACCTCTTTTTCTCATCATTCTTGAATGATGTCAAACAATGTTATTACCTCTTTTACCCCGAAATGCAATGTAGGGGTTCGCTCGAAAACGGCTCGTTTCTTGTGGCAATTTCATGGAAATTGGCATAAGTAGCCGTTTTCGAGCGGGCAATCAATGGCAATTGATTGCAAAATTTGGGCATTTTGCACAAATTTTCCACGGTCATTTTTGCCAACTTGCAGAAAATCATGGATTTTTGAAAAGTTGGAGCAAAAAAGGGCGTGCCTTGCCGTAAGGATAGCCCCCACCGCCCTACGCTCGGAGGCAATTGCCACGGCTGACTGGAGCGGTATATGTAAGGGATTTTTCATGTGGCAATTGCCTCTTTCCCCGACTGCCGTGCCGAATTGCCATCGCCCTTGCTATCTCTATCCCCTTCCCTTCATCTGCGGTTATCAGCAAGTTTGCAAGAAAGAGAAAGGGCAACGTGTTCCTATCACGTTGCCCATGGTGTTTATAGTCTGCCCTTGTCGTGATAGCTATAGAATGCTCCATCTGTTACTATCACATGGTCCATAAAGAAGATGCGCATGACTTGACAAGCCTTGGCAATCTGCTGGGTCAGTACATCGTCCGCCTTGCTTGGCTGCGTATTGCCCGATGGGTGATTGTGCACGAATGCCATGATAGTTGCACCGCTCAAGACTGCCTCCCTCATGAGGATACGAATATCCACTGAAGTCTCTGTTATTCCTCCCTCGCTCAGTTTCACGCTCTTGATGAGTCTGAAATTTTGGTTCATTAATATGACGTGTGCCTGCTCTACCTTGAGGTCTGCCATCTGCGGAAGCATGTAGTTGTATATGGCTAAACTGCTGCCCATGTCGGGCTTGCTGCCCAACTTCTCCACTGCCCTGCGCTTACCTAGTTCCAAAGCTGCGAGTACTGCCAACGCCTTGCAGTCGCCTATTCCCTGCACTACCTGCATTTCGTCCATGGATAACTTTGCAAGGTTACTGAGATTGTTGTCTGCCATATTCATCAGTTGCCTAGCCTGGCTTAGGCTTTCGGCTGTTCCTGCCCCTCTGTTGATTACCATGGATAACAATTCAGTGTTACTGAGTGAATCGAATCCGTAATTAGCTGCCTTGAACTCTGGTCGCTCATCTGCTAGTATATCATTGTACTTCTTCATGTTACGCTACTTTATTATAGTTGTTGTTTGATTTCTTGATGATATTAACACCCTGTGGGAAACATCTCTTTGAGTGTGCAACTGCCTCATAAAAGCCTTCTGCCATCTCCTGCAACACGCCTCTGTTGCTTATTGGGTCGTGGTGAATGGTGCGAGCCATAAAGATTTCTCTCTCCACATAAGCACCTGCCGCCTCCAACTTTCTTCTGAAGTCTTCGATGGTTTTGCCGCTAGTCAGCAGGTCGTCGAATAGAATGACCTGCTTGCCCTTGAAGTACTCGCCATCTACTGAAACGTGATAAATGTCCTCGTTGACGAAGTGGCTGCCTCCGTTGTGGGTTGGCTTGCGCTCTCCAAAGATGTGCACGTGCTCATTTGCGGTTGCTATGCCTGCTGCATTGAGGATGGCTGCGAGATAGCCGAATCGCTTGTTATATTTCCATTGTGTGCTGCATGGAGCAAAAACTACAACGAAGTCCTCTAAGATACTGCTATACTGCTTTGTAAGATAGCGAACTAGCCACTCTGCGCAGAGGTGTACCGCCACCTTATCGCCTGCCTTGAAGTCGTAAACGAAGCGGTTGTTTGCCATCTGCTTAGCCTTATCTACGCAAAGGTTGATGTAAGCGTTTGGAACGTACTCAAAGAAATAATTCTGTCTCATATCGAAAAATTTTATAAAGTTTGAAATTGTATTCTGGTAATGTTTGGGAGTCCAGAGATTTTTCCCACTCCTGCTGTGGAGTATTTTTTTTAATTGCATTCCGTTCAAAGCCCGGTGTGCCCTTTCGATTTTTCCTATGCTTAAACAAAGCGCTGGCAGAGGCAAACAGGTGTGGGGTTCTGTGTTAACAAAAGGTAAAGGTTTAGTGAAGCGTGAAGAACCTTTGGCTTTTGTTAACCCAGGTTCATACACAGGTTTGAATCGCCAGAAGCTACCTTTGCATAGGAAATTTCGGATGGGAACACATGACGGGCGGCGGAGAATGCAATAAAAAAAGTACGGAACAGCATCAAACTCACCATCGGAGATACCGCTTTCTCACACACCCAGAAAGAAAAAAGGCTGCCTACTCTCACGAGCAAGCAGCCAAGGAATCATAAAATAAATAAAGAATAAACTACATTAAAACTATATAAATCATTATCGAAAAAAGCCTATCTAGGGTAATAGTTGCTCATGCCTCCCGTGTAGAGGACGGTCTGAGGGAACTTGTCCACACCAATGCAGACGGTATCGAAGGCATCGGAGAAGTCGGTACGGTTCTCCAGCCTGTCCTCGTCTGTCTCTACGAGCTTCTCACCTCGCTTATCCTTGCCGTTGTTGTAACAGCCGGCACTCTCGATGGAGATAATCAGGTCCTCGTTGTTGTCCTGGTTGATGAGAACCATGTGGCGTGCATGCCCCTTGAACATGCGGTCGATGAGCAACTGTTTCTCAAGATGGTTCATCGGCTTGCCGATGTAAACCTCCGTGACGAGCCATCCATTTCGTCGTAGCACCTTGGTGATAATCTGGTAGAACTTATCGCTGTGCGTTGCATAGGAGTTTCCCACGAAGGTCGCATCGTAGTAGAAGATGACTCGCTTGTTCTTGAGATACTTATAGTAGTCGCAGAAGTCCTGAGCGAGCTCAGGCAACTTCCTGGCATACTTCACATAGAATGAGTTGACGATGCGCAGCTTGGTATCAGAACCCACCTGCCCGACTACGAGACAGTTGATGTTGTTGTTGGCATCGGAACCGATGATCAGCGGTAAACCATCCTCCAGATCGCCATCCATTCGGCAGTCCGGCTTGTCGTGCTTAGGGTCGAACTTATACTGCAGGTCATTGAGGTACCTGGTGTTCGGTGCCGTATAGAAGTTGCGATCCTCGTCAAGCCCGGAGTAGAAACCATCCTGTGCGATGCCGACATGCTGGCACATGATGCTCGTGAGGAAGGTCATCTTAGGCAGGTCTCGCTTCATCTGTCTGATGAAGTCCTCGCCCAGAACTGCGAGGTTCTGAATGCTCGAGCACCTGGAATACACCAGGGCATAGGAGCGGAGGGAGTGCAGAACCTTCTCGTAATTCTGCACCTGCGACATGTAGTAATCGTACCGCTCTGGGTGAGCAGCCAGCTTGTTTCGGATGCTATGCAGATGCACCAGTACCGTCTCGAGAGTAGCAATCAGCTCCTTATCCATCTTCTTCTCCCACGACATGAACCAGGAACCTTTTTTTGTTGCTGAAGTATCTGAAGTAATGGTCAGACCATGGTGGAGGCAGCAGTCACCGAACAGCTGCTTGTTGCCTCGATTGGCAGGGAGCGTCTCATTGTTAAGCTGCTCCCAGTCGATGAACTTCGCCTCGTCGATAAAAACATGGTCGAGTGAGAGGGAGTTGGAGGTACCGCTGCGGTCCTGAGAGATGATGTTGAGGTAGCTGCCATTATAAAAGGCTACTGTATTCTCCCAGTTCATGGGCTGGAAGTGCGGTTCCTGCCAGTGCAGCGCCTTCCACGGTTTTTTGCCAACGATGTAGTGGACATCGCGCTTGTAGCCCCACTCCTCGAGGTGGACCAGAGCTGAAGGAAGGATGTTGGTCTGGCATCGCTTGACCGATGGCGCCACCATGCCCAGGCATGAACCTGGCATGTGCTGCACGGCATAGAGGATGCGGCCAGCCTCGACCACACCCTTTCCAGTACCACGGCCCCACTCGCAGACGAGAGTCTTGGGCATGAGCTGCAGGACTCGAGACTGCACGTCGTTGAAAAATAACTCCTTAGGTCTTGCTGTCATCATCTGGCGGAAGTTCTTCGAAGTCAGCATCCTCGATGTCCGGCATCGAGTAGCGCTTCTCCATTTTTTTAATTTTCGCACGAAGATTTGGAATCTTCTGCAAACCGATGACTGTCGGATCATCTGTCATGCGGAACTCAATAGGTACAATCTTGTCGAATGCCAATTCTGGCTCATCAGGAGTATCGGTGCGGTTGTTCTTGATGCGGTTCTTCTGCATCACGGCAAGCGCCCGGAAGTCGCCGGCAGCCTTGGCAGCCTTGCGGTCCTCGTCTATCTCCTGATTGACTTTCCATCTCCAGAACTCCTTTGAGGCAGCATTGAGGTTTCCGAGCATGACCTGGCAGAGATGAATATCATCGTATGCCTGTGTCTCGCTGACGCCAAACATGGCCTTGTCCTGATCAACCATCTCCCGGACGGTAAAGCGTGGATAGCGCAGCCAGAATGCGTAGCAGCCACGCAGCCGCTCCACTCTCGCCTTGACGATGGCAGAGATGTGAAGTTCCTGAAGCTCATCCTCGTTGAGAGGCATAAACTTCATGTAGTCATCAATGTTGACTGGTAGACTCATATCTAACTGAGGTTAGCCATAATCTGCGAGAGTTGCGACATGATGGACTGGTAGGCTCCAGGAGAGCCAACCTTGGCGAGCGCTATATTGTTGATGCGCAAATCATTAGCGGTCTCCGCTAAACCTTTGAGGTAGCGGTGTCGATAGGGTGAGCGCGGCTCCTGCAGCTCCAACTGCATGGCCATGGCCTCGTCGGGAGGCAGTTCCATCATGATGGGCACTTCTTCGACCGGTGTCATGGTCTTTGCCAGGTCATAGACCGTCTGCAGGTAAAGTTCACTCTCTTCCAGATAGGGAAATTGTTGTCGTATCATCCAGCAAATTATTTAACATGTTATTGAGATTGAGATGGACATCTCTGTCAGTCGTGATGAACGTACACTCTGCACGGTCACCATAGGTCTGGTTCTGAGATGTAATCACAGAGACTAACCACTCGCTGTTAGCAACGAGCATGACTTTGGAGTGGTTGAGCGTCAGTTTAACTTCATCAAAAGCCTCTGTCATCAAGCGACTTAGCTTTAAAGTTTTACTTGAAGCTTTAATGTCCGCAACTAACACTGAGGAGTTAACCAACCCTCGCTTGCGAAGGTTGATGACTCCACAGAGGAAGGCATCGGATGTGGAGAAGGTGGTGACAGCAATGTGAGCTGCACCAGTCTGCTCCAGAATCCACCCCAACAGACCAAGGGTGTGAAGACCTTGGCCAAGGAAGACCTGCGAGCTACTCTGCTGAAGCGGCTTCAGGACTTGCTGTATCTGCTTCGCCCTCATCTGTAACCTCCTCTTCTGCACTCTCTGGCTGCTCCTCGCCATCGTCTGAAGCCTGCTGCTCAACGGTTATGCCAGCCTGCTGAAGCTTGGCGATGGTATCAGCGGTGATTTCAGCATTTGCTGTAATCAAGAGCTGCACACGCTCATTGACCTTAGCTCGCAAGGCATCAGCCTTGTCTGTGTTGCCAGCCTCCACGAATCCAATGAGTTGGTTAAGGTTCTTGGTGATGTAGGAGCGAGCATTGCCTATCTGCTTGGAGGTGATGTCAGCTACTGGCTGCTCATCCGCTTGCTTCTCCTCGGCATCACCCGGCTGGGCATGGTCGTAGACGTCCATGGCCTGCTTGTATGCATAGTACTCCTCCTTGAGTGTAAGGAGCATACGTTTGAAGTCTTCGTCAGCAGCATGCAAGCCCTCGTATCTGTCACATGACATGTCGTAAGCTTTGCAAGCCTCAAAGTGTTCCTTGATTTTTTTCCAAAGAGCGCAGTTGTTATCCCAGATAGCCTGGATGTTTTTAGGCAACTGGTCATGATCTGCTCGTTTGCCCTTGGCTACGATGGCAGAAGGCACGATGGAATCGAGATTTTCTGACTCCACGACCGGAAGATGAGGTGCTAGCTGCTTTGCAATCTTGTCTGCTTCTGAGGTCTTGTCAACCGCAGTCTGAAGAACTGGCGTGACTGCCTTGTCATAGTTGCGGACATCATCGATGGTCATGCCTTCGATGCGATAGTTGAGATGCTTCTGCAGCTCATATTTGAGCAACTCGAGTTTGCCCTGAGGGTCGAAGTTGATGAGTTGATAGAGGTGGCGGTTGTTATTCATCTGAAGGAGTAGCAGCGCTCCCTCTCGGATATTGGCATCAGTATGCTCGCAGTCAAACCACTTCTTCAACTTTTCTGTGAATTTCGGATCATTCATAAAAAAAAGAAAATTAAAATGGCGAGGCGAGCTCATGTAAGCATCGCCCAGCCACTGATAGTAGTTATGTAGGAAAATCGAATCCCTTGTTAATGGCCGTCTGTACTAGCAGCGACCTCCACCAGCTTGCAATCCTTACCAGAGATGGTACCTTCAGCAGTTGTGAGGGTACCGAAGTAGAATGGAGGCATGGTCTCGCAGTTGACAGAGATTTCCAGCGTGGTATTGGTCTCGTCTGCAATGCCTGCACCAGAAGACTGAGAAGGTGTCACGTCGACCTCGAAGGTCTCGTCACCGAACTGACGAAGCTTGCCGTTGCGCTCAGGAATCATGAAGATACCATCTTCATTGAGAAGCAGAGAAGCGAGTGCAGACGCTTCCTCCTCTGTACCTGGGAGGACGGCTGTTGCCTTGAGGTTCATGGTCTTGCAGCCATGCTCACCCTGCGCCTCTGGCGAGAAGGAACTCTTGTCTGTGATGAATGCAATCTTAATCCAGTTTTTGTCTGCCTGAATGGTGTGGCTATCCTTGATGACGAGATAATCCTTGAGTGATGCTGCAGTCTCCTTCTGTGGCTCTGCAAACTTGGTGATGTAACGACGTGGAATGAAGAAGCCGTAGGCTCTGGTACCCGGCAGTCGCTTCTCTCCAGGACACTTCAACACATCCTCATAAAGGTCTGTGGCAGAAGCACATGTTTTCTTTGTTGCCATATATCAATATATAATATAATGTATAACCATGGACAGCTATCCCCTACTCTGAAGGGATAGTGTCGTAACCGAAGAGGATGCGCTCCTTGGAAATCGTCTCGAACTGAGTACCGAAGTACATGGTTGCCACGAAGTCAACAAGGAAGTGAGAGTCAAGAGAACTCTCTACACCAAAGTTTGCCTTGTCGCCATCGGTGGCCAAACCGATGAGCATGTTGCTGCCAGGAGTGATGATCTTGTAGCCCATAGGCACGTTATCAAGACCTACGAGGGTGCAGTTGCTGGCACCATCCATCTTGTTGTGGTTGAACTCATTGTTCCAGTTGACTGTTCCGTACTTGTCTCGATAACAGCGGCGGTAGAGCGTGAGTTCATGGCTGTTCATGAACATGTAGGTATTGATGCCCTGCAGTTTAGCATCGGCAGCATCATAGAATGCTTCGACAGCATCGACAGCGTTGACACCAGTCATCGCGGTTGTATTGAAGAGGTTGCCCTTCTCTACAGAAATCGCCTTGGCCTTGATGTCTGCATCGGAGATGGTCTTGAATCCATCAGCGAGATCTGCGGTACCTGAGCCTGCAGGGTTTCGCTTCATGGTGAAGAGGTTCTTGAAGAGTGCCTCACCAATCTTGCCTGCCAGGAACATGCCAATCAGCTTTGTGATAGGTTGGTTTTTGAGCGCGTCGCCCTGGAAAACGTTGGAGCCCCAGATAGACTCACGAACAGCATTTGGTTCAAAAGGCTTGACGCATGAACCAAGGAATGTCTCCAAGGTACGTCCTGTGATGGTAACGCCATTCTCATCCTTGCGAGTAAGAGAGTATGGCCCGAGCTCCATGTCGCCTGCGAGCTCTCCGACAGTCTCCTTGCCACGAACGCCCACGCGTCGGCTCATGAATTTTGCAGCCTCGTCAAGAGCGCGTACCGGCATCTGAATGATGTCCTTGCGGTACTTAGCGAAGCTGGTCTTCAGAGAATCAGGAGTAATCTGAATTGTATTGTCTAAAGCTGCCATTTTAATTGATCTGCTTCAAAGCTTTGTATATTTCACCAGCGTCAACGTTGTCAACCTCCGGTGTGACGTCATCATGGGTATCAGAACCCGGTGCGTCCTTGAGATCCTTGATCTCCGTATCCTTGTCCTGGATATCCTTGTCCTTCTGCTCTACCTTCGCCTTCAGGTCCTTGACCTCCTGGCTGGCTTTGTCGAGCTCAGCAGACTTGTCATCCAAGTCCTTCTGTTTCTGGGCAAGAGCATCCTCGATTTTCTGCATTTCTGCATCGGTGAGAGTAATCTTCTCATCATTAACCTCAAAATCCTCCTTGCGATTGAGGAGGGTCTGAAGATTGAGGAATTTCTTCTTCATGTTAGAAATTTGTGAATTATTCTTGAACATATCCCTGAGTGAGGCGAATGCCTTCTCGAGAAATGTTTTTGACGGCTCATCAGCGGTTGTTCCAGGAAGAGGCGGCAAACCCAAGTTGGAGCAGAAAGCATTGGTGAAGCGCTTGGAGAGATTGGTCTGACGCTTCTTGTCTTCGTCATCAAGGTCTCTGATCTCATCTACGAGGCCCAACTCTAAAGCTTGCTCCGGACTCAACCAATTTTCCTTGCCCATCTGCTTCAGCATCTCTTCGCTGGTCTTGCCTGAGCGCTTGGCATAAACGGAAGCGATAACCTTGTCGATGGTGTCGAGGTCATCACGCTGCTTCTGCCAGAGTTTGATGATTTCGTCAAGCTTCTCCTTATTGGCAGACTCCCATACCGTGACTCCTGTGGAGGCATTGTGAATGAGCATCGTGCTGCCGACTGACATGTCAACATGCTTGGCTCCCATGCACAAGACTGTAGCGATGGAAGCGGTCATGCCCATAATGTGGACGTTGACATGTCCATGGTCCTTGATAAGTTGATAGATGGTCAAGCCTTCATCAACATAACCACCCGGCGAGGAGACGGCAATGTCCACCTCCTCGTCAGGGTGAGCGTCAAGGTAGGCCTTGACATCCTTGGAACGTGTACCGTAGGTGCCTGACCACCAGTCGTAGCCGGCTCCGATGGTACCGCATATCATCATTCCGTATTTCATGCGCTTATCTTTTTTGATGCAAAGATAACATGGCAATTGCCAACGGAAAAATACGTAAATCAGGCTATCAACGGTGCTTTTCGGGTGCTCCCCCACTGAACCGTGTATTCGATCATGGCAGAAGTACCAAGGGAATCAGGGTGGACATCTGACATATTAATAATAGGATATGGACGCTCCCTGTTGCCAACGAGATAGCGTTTGCCCTCGATGGTTGTGACCAGATAGGCATAGTTGTCCCTCATGTCCAGGTCTTCGTGGCATGTACGGAAGGTGAGTTTATGGGTGTAGAAACGCAAACCATCCTCTATTTTGTCGGTTATTTCGAGTTTGGCAGGCTTCTGACACTTAACGACTGGCCAATCATAGCTCTCGGGAATGTCAAAAGTGAGGTTGCCTAGCAGTGTATCGAAAGGCAACTTGCTGACAGGAATGCGCTGCACGTTGCAGATATAACTAAGTCTTTTCATAAGCTTAAAAATTTCGTGACTGTTCGCATCTGTTCGCACCTGTTCGGTGTTGAACAAAAACAGGGCTAGAGTAGATGAGATTTTTTCATGAAAAATCGTCTTTTTTGCATCTTTTAAGATTAAAAAGATTGATGCCCTTCTCCTGATAGGCCTTGCGCATGCGATACCACTTCATGCGGATTGTCTCAGCATACTCTATGTCGATACCCTGCTGTTCACACCAGGAGCGGAAAGCAGACATCTTCTTGCATGACATGTCATTGAGGTCTCCAAGGTCACTCCACATGTTGATGCGGAAGAGGTCGTTGATGCTCTCTGTGAGCGCCTGCTTTGCATGACCGTTAAGGAAGTTGTAAGTCTCTGGGCTTTTAGACTTGGAGTAAGGTATGCAGATGGCAACATCTCGCTCTCCAGGTTGCTCAGGCAGATTATTGATCGGGCGCTTAGATAGGAACCGGCGCAGAACAGCATTCTCGTTGCTGGAGGACGGGAATTCCACGGGATCGCCGAAACTATGGGTGAGCCATTGCTTTAGATATGGCTCTACCTGTACATAAACTACGAATTTACTCATATTTCTGTAATTAAAAACACCGCAAAGTTAGGAAAAATAATCGAGATATTCCTATGTTTATAGGAAAAGTTATCTATATTTCGCTAAAAATCCTTGTTTTTAGGGAAAAAGTTGCAATTAAAAATCAAGGAACCCATTTTTGGGCAATTCATTTGTGGCAATTGTGGCAAAAATGTTAAGTGCTTGATTATTAATATTATAAGTCTTTTCTTATTGACACAAATATATAATAGAATTGCCACATTGCCACAACCTTTGCCACACTTCTCTTCTCGTTGCCACAAATTGCCACATAATTGCCACAAACACATACCTTCTTAACTCTTTGATAATCAGTGTTGCACTAATTGCCACAAATGCCACATGTTTTTTAAGTCGCGTGTGAATGGTCGGAAAAATCACGGAACACCAACAAAAAAGCCCCCAGAGGAATCTCTTCCCCTGGAGGCTATCGATATGATCTAAACAAAAAACTTATTTCCACTATAGTGGCGAAGGTTCCAGACCTAGAGCCTTCTGCTCAGCATCTGTCATGACATAGGTATCCTTGGTCTGTTTCTGCTCACCATCTACCTCTGTGTCAAGGTCGATGCCATATCTGTTTGAAACCATGTTATAGTCAAAACAGAGAGGCCTGTCTTTATAATACAACTTCTGACGGCCAGTGATAGTACCATTGGCATCTGTCTTCTCTACTGTCTCCGGCAAACCGCTCGGAGTGAACTTGATAAATCGCTCCGGATTTTTGGTAGAACCATAGAAGTCAGCACCTATCTGAAGATAATGCAACAGCGACTCCTTAGGAAGGAGGTTTTCATCCATCTGCCTTCCAAGTTTGCGGTAAACCGCCATGGTAATGTCCTTGCGAATCATCAGGATGCTCTTTGGCATCGCCCAGTTGTCTATCCTGAGTTTGTTGGTAGCCAGAGTTCCGCAGGTCTTAATCTTGAAGTCCTGGTCTTTCTTCAGCTCTCCCATCTGTACTGCAGCATTGACAATATTCCAGAATCCAGCCACCTCATCGGTGGTGTTGCACATGCTGTTCTGCGTCTTGACTCCCTTTATAACAACTCCCAAAAGGTCACTATAGCTGAAAGGAAAGTCGATGTAATCTCTGATTGCGAGATATGCTGCCAACGGCACCTTCCAGTTTGTCATGATGCGGTCCAGGATACTCTCACCCTCCAACCGCTCCTCCAAATCATCACTTGCTTGCTTCCATGCATTACCGAAGCAGCCCTGGAACTGTTCACGATGCTTCAGTAGCTGAAGAGTGATGTGTGTAGCACCAATCTGGCGCATACGCTCCAGTTCCTCGAAGTTCTGTTTCTCCTCACGTGTATGCTCACCCTTGTCGAAGGTGAGATAGATGAGTCGGCTGAAGAGGGCGATATCTGCAGTAGGCATTTCCTGGCCAGTGAGGATGATGCCAGAGTCTACCTTGGCCTGCACGAGCTTCTTATCCTTGTCCATGTTCATCTTGGTTCGACCGATACCATTCCATAAGTCCTTGAGCCACTCCACCTTATTCTGTGTAATGGAGTTTTTGTATTCATCGATGTGCACCAGGGCGTCGCTTACACCTCCGACATAGTCGGAGAGAGCCGGCATAGATGCATTGGTGATAGACAATGGCTCGTACTTAGTTTCATATTTATAGAAGAAATTCATCAGCGTTGCAGCGAATTCTGTCTTACCGCATCCCTTCGGGCCAAAGGCATTGAGGAGCGGGAAGGAACGACTCTTGCCGATGACTATGTCTCGGAAGAGGGTTGCTATATAGAAGCACAGACCCACTTTGGCGTTATCGCCAAAGACCTGTACGACCTTGGCGAAGAAATCTGACTGACTAGTTGGATTGTCGACCATCTTCTCATGCCGGAACTTTTTTTCTGACACGTACAATTCCCGACTATCTTTATTGAGTTTGCTCATGGCCGGAAGATAGTACTTGCCAGCCTGCAATCTGAGTATGCCCATATCATCTATTGGAATCCAGGTACCATCTTCGCTCGCTCCGTTACAGAATGCATAGAATCCTTCACGCTGCCAACCTAGCTGCTTGATAGGGTCTGCTGTCTCGGTCACTCTACCGAGATAGCCTAGAAGCTTGATAAGCTGCTCATCTCTGGCCATCCAGATATAATCTCCTATACCAAACAGTCGCTTGCGAAGCGAACTGCTCGATGTGATCTCATCCATATTGAGTTCGATGAGTCTTGATGGTTCCTCGCTGTTATTTTTTATCTCGAACAGTCTGACAGGGTTGAAGTCATCACGAATATGGAAGAGAGGCTTCATTTTGAAGTTCGACCACTGAATCTCGTCTCCTTCCTTGTTGGTACCCCAATAGCTATTGTCGTGTTCGGTAAATCCGAACTCACGAAGCATCTTGATGTCACCCTTTCGCTCACGCTCCTGCTTCTCGCTCAGTTCTGCCTCCTTGGCTCTCTTTAGTGTATCCTTCCACTCTCGAGAGTGTTTGTAGGTAGAGATAAGGCTTGTCAGATAGCTGCTTCTCAGGTCTTCATCCTTGATTAACATGAGCAGTCCACAGATATCTGCAATTGCTTGCAATCTATCCTCGGTTGTAAACTCCTCGATATCTTCTGCTGTTGGCCAGTATCTGCGGCGGCAGTACCAGAAAACGAACTCCTCCTCACGCATCTGTGAGAAGTGTCCCTTGTCAGTTATCCACGAGTCCGGGTCCTCCTTCTTCGGAGCCGGATAATCAATCGGTATCTCCCGGACATTGACAGTAAATCCGACCTGTAAAGCAGATCGACCATTGGCAAACACATTAGCTGTCCCTGCAGGAAATTCATTACCTGGTTTAAGTTCGTCAGCATCGGGGATGAAAGTCACCCTCTTGCTGATGCGGTAGAGTTGCTTCAGCTGGTTCTCGGTCCATGAACCGCCGAGTGATGCCACTGTATTGAGAATGCCGATAGACTGAAGCTTGAGCACGTCTGGAGCACCCTCGACGAGATAGAATTTATCCCGCAACCGAGCCTCCTTCTGTGCGAAGTTGATGCCAAAAACCGAAGTGTCCTTGTGATAGACGAGGCTGTTCTTCAGGTTGAGGTACTTGCAGATATCCTTATTGTCGGACATGGTTCTGGCCGTGAAGCCTATGACTCTACTCATCTTGTCATAGATAGGTATAGTGTAGCGGTCTCGGAGCATGGCGAACTGGCCGCGCTCACCATTACCTATGAGGCCAACTTGCTCCAGGATATCCAAGTCCAAGCCTTTTTGCTTTGCCCAGGCTATGAAGCCTTCTACTGGTGCATAGCCGATGCCAAAGGTGCCGATAGCATCCTTGCCCCATCGTTTGCAAACTGCCTCCCGTGCTTTATTAGCAGCGGGATTAACTTTTTGCATACACTCTGTGAAGTAGCTCTGCGCATAGTTGAGTGCTATGCGCAGGGACTCCTGCTCCTTTTGCTTCTCCTCTTCCTCCTTGCTTGGCCGCCACTCGTCCTCTATCTCCTCATTGAGATATTTCTTGGCGAGTTCCTTGCAGGCAATTGGGAATTCGAGATCATTCTTCAGTTTGCGGTAGAAGCTGATGACGTTGCCGCCGGAGCGGCATGAGCCAAAGCAGTGCCAGCAGTTTGTGCCTGTATCCACATAGAATGATGCAGTATTCTCATTGTGGAACGGACAGCAAGACCAATGCCGGTTGCCTTTCTTCGCTGAGAATTTAATGCCTTCATCCTCGGCTACATCCAGAATGGAGACATCACTTATAATGCGATCTACTATCTCTTGTTTAATCATATCTTTATATTTAGTGCTGCAAAATTAACTTAGAACATCCGAAAAAGAAAGTACTAAGATAACCTGCGCATGAACTTATCAATGTCTTCATTGACAAAGTAGCGAATCTGACGCTTATAGGCGTAGTCTCGCTCCATCATCAACTGCTGGAGGATGCCCTTATATTTGCCCCCCCAGCCCGTCCGAGAACGGCCGTTTTGGGGTGTATCATAGAGGGCAGAACCGCTATCACGACTCCACCTAAGCC